GGTAATTTTAAAATCAATAACTGGAAAAAGGCAATTGAAATGGCAGACAATATAATGCTATTGGAACCTCTTTATGCTGGTTATCGTAGGGCATATTTTATTTTTGCTATGCTTCAACTATTTGCAAAGCCACAATTTGAGTTTACAGAGTTTATTCAAAAATTGCGATTACAGCCAAGTGCATTGATTGACTGCCAAAGTTCAGCACAATATATCACATTGATTGAACAGATTTACAATTACAAACGTAGGGAAAAAGTAAATTTACGCTATTAAAATTTGAAAATCTAAAATCTTTGTTATATAATTGCATATCGGAATAACAGGAATTAGACCCCCTGCCGAGAATACAGAGCAATGAACAATCACATAACTAACACCCACGCAAGTAAAAGGTCGGCTATCTCTGGGCCGGGTCTAACCTTTGAAAGTGTGGGTGTTTTTTTTATGATTAAATTACCAAAACGAATGCCGATTGACATCTGCGACAGATGCATCGAAGAACTTTCACAGCAGATTGGAAAGTTGGAAGTTGACTTCCTGACTCACAAAGTAAAACAGCACGTTTACGATTACCGAAAAATGAACCTTGATTTTGAAGTGCTGTATTGGAACCAGTGTAAAAAGTTAACATTGAAAGGACAGCCGAATGAATAATGGTTGGATTAAGATACACAGAAAAATGATGGAACACTGGATTTATCAAAACAGCCAGTATTTCCATTGGTGGACAGATTTACTTATGAATGCAAACTTTGAAGATAAGAAGATACTTATCAAAGGAAATTTGTATGACTGCAAACGTGGTCAAAGTCTTTATTCATTGGACACTTGGGCTAAACGATGGAAGGTAGATAAAAGCAAGGTACGTAGGTTTTTACAACTGCTTCAAAATGATGGCATGATTGTAATTGAAAACGTTTCAGTTTCGACACGGCTAACTATCTGTAAATATGAATGTTACCAAGACGAGCGAAACGCAGATGAAACGGAAGTGAAACGCAAACGAAACGCAGATGAAACGCAGATGACACCAACTAAAGAATTTAAGAATGATAAGAAAGAAAAGAAAGAAGAAAATATATATAGAGCTTTTGCTCATTTGAAAATTACAACTGCGGAGTTTGACAAGTTGATTGCCGATGGGTGGGAAAAAGAACAGATTGATGAAACGCTGGATGAAATCCAAAATTTCGCAAACAATAAAAAGTATGTTTACCTATATTTGACGGCTCGCAAATGGCTCGCAGATAAACCCAAAAAAGGACTTCTGCCTAAACACCTAAAAAACTTCGTATGCTAACATATTCATTTCACAATATCGAGATACCTGCTGGCAAGACATCAGGAGAAGTTCAAACACTTTGTCCACAGTGCAGCCACACAAGGAAAAAGAAAACCGACAAATGCCTATCTGTAAACCTTGATAAGAAAGCATGGTATTGTCAGCACTGCCAGTGGAAAGGCGCAATTATTGACCGACCTGAAGTTGTAAAATACGAAGTGCCGGAATGGAAAAACAATACCACGCTATCCGACAAGGTGCTGAAATGGTTTGAGGGCAGGCGCATAACAGCCGCCACGCTAAACAAGATGCAAATCACAGAGCAGGTGGAATGGATGCCGCAGGTCAGCAAAGAAGTTAATTGCATCTGTTTTAATTACTTTGAGAATGGGCAGCTAAAAAACACAAAGTACCGCGATGGCGCAAAGCATTTCAAGATGCACAAAGGCGCGGAACTTATCCCATACAATATCGACTGCCTTGCAAGCGCAAAAGAGGTGTGGATTGTCGAGGGAGAAATGGATGCGCTGTCTTTAATTGAAGCCGGTATTGAAAACGTGATAAGTGTGCCAAACGGTGCGCAGCCAAATCTTACATTCTTTGACCGCTTCATGCCGATGTTTGACCACATTGAAAAGATACACATTGCGGTTGACAACGATGCGCCCGGCATTGACCTGCGTAATGCGATTGCAGAGCGGTTCGGAAAGGACAAATGCGATTACATTGTATTTCCTGAATGCAAGGATGCAAACGAGTATTTATTGCTTAATGGTGCATTTGCCTTGCGTGATGCTGCCAATAACGCAACCGAGTTTCCAATGGTCGGAGTGTTTAGCATTACCGACTATCTGACCGAAATTGAAAATCTTTACAACTACGGATTGCCAGAAGGATGCGGAACGGGTATGCCCGGATTTGACAGCCTGCTGAAATTCCACAAAGGATATTTGACCACTATCACGGGTGTCCCCGGTCACGGTAAATCGGACTTTTTAGACCATATCCTAATCAAGTTGCTGCAAAAGCATGGATGGAAAGGTGCGTTTTACAGCCCTGAAAACAGGCCAGTTGAACTGCACATCAGCAAGTTGATGCGTAAAATCACACAGCGACCATTTCAAGGTCACAACCGCATGAACCAAGAGGAAGTTTACGAAGCACTGATGCTGCTGGAAAACAATATCTACTTCGTAAAGCCGGAAAAGGATTTTACACTTGACAGCATTTTGTCAAAGGTGGCAGAATTAAAGAACCGCAGAAACATTGATTGGTTCGTGATTGATGCGTGGAACAAGTTGGAACATCAATACAGCGAAAGTGAAACCAAATATATCGGTCAATCTCTGGACAAGATTGTCAATTTCTGTGAGCGTTACAACGTGCATTGCTTTTTAGTGGCACATCCACGTAAAATACAGAAAAAGGATGGGGGTATCTATGAAGTTCCCACACTTTATGATATCGCAGGTTCTGCAAACTTTTTCAACAAGACCGATAACGGCATAACCGTATATCGGAACTTTCAAAACAACAGCGTTGAAGTCCATGTGCAGAAAGTAAAGTTCAGCCATTGGGGTGCAGTAGGTACACAAAACTTTGCCTATGACATCGCCACTGGTTTATACATTGAAAAATTATGAGAGCAAAAATAAAAATACCAAAAACAAACAGCCGTACCACGTTCCGCATGAGCGAGGTGGCGCAGCTAAAAGAAACAATCAGCCATCAGCAAATCCGCATTCAGGAACTTGAACGGATGCTTCGGATGAACATGGAGCAACAGGATGAAGCAATCAAAGCCGCACACCTTGCAATCAGGTCGGCATACGCTGACTATCTGCCAACGCACATTTCACACATAACACGAAAACGCGAGGTGCTGGAACCACGACAAATATTCATGTGGTTAATGCGCAACAATACCAGCATATCACTCAAACAGATTGGTCGGATGTGTGGTGGTCGTGACCATTCCACCGTGATACACGCTTGCAGGTCGGTGGATGACTATGCAGAAACAGACAGACGATACGCTGCCCGGTTGGAAACCATAAAAAATAACTTTGAGTTGTTTGTTAATGAAGTTTAATTTTGTATATTTGCACAATGAAACTCATCAATCCTTTTAAGCCTCACGTGGTTGAACTTCCCGACGGTGGTTTTGCCATACGATTATATCGGATATGCTCTCCGCAGTTCCTTACTGAATTTGGAACATACACCGATTGCGTGGACAACCTTATGCTATTCCGCACCCATTTCGATGCGGTAACACACTTGGACATACTGAAATATAAAAGAAAACAACTAAACAAAGCAAAAGCAATATGACACCGAAAGAAAAAGCAGAAGTATTGATAAGTAAGTACAAAAAAGCACCTTTTAATTGCACTGATTGCGATATGCCTTATTGCGATGTACCATGTACACGATTAAGTTTACAAGAATCAAAGGAATGTGCATTAATTGCAGTTGATGAATGTATAAAAGCAGTTGAAAGCGATTGGAGTTTTATGGAGATAAGAATGGAATATTGGCAAAAAGTAAAACAAGAAATTGAAAAAATATGATAGTAATTGACATCTGCCTGACTGATGTTCCAAAGGAACTGATTACAGAGGGCAAAAACGGGAAAAAGTACCTTAAACTGGTGCTGAATGAACGCAAAAGTGAGGGAAAATTCGGCGAAACCCACACGCTGCAATTAAGCCAAACGAAAGAACAGCGCGAAGCAAAGACACCGCCCGTATATGTGGGTAGTGGAAAGGCGTACAAGTTTGAGCAAAAGCCCAAAACAACAGCCGATGAACCTGCAAAGTATGAAGATAACAGCCTGCCCTTTTGATGAAAGAAAAAATCGAACAAACCTGCGACAGCATCAAAAAGCTATTGCTGGACAAAAATGCCAAGTATGGAAACTCTGCACTTAACCCGGTGCGAGTTTTTTCAAAGGCAGACAATCAGGAGCAGTTGCTTGTCCGCATCGACGACAAGTTGAGCCGGATTGCACGTGGTGCAGGAATGGAAGCCACTGATGAAGACACACTGAACGACCTAATCGGTTACTTAATTTTATTAAAGATAGCAAAAAATGACATACGAAGAGAAAAGGCAATACTTTCAGGCCAATAAGCAAAAAGGCGATGTGATGGCGGTGGTTGAATACTGCATAGGAATAGCAAGTTATGCCACAATAATCAAAGCCTTGAGGGTTTCAAGCAAATATAAAAGCAAAAAGGAACAGCAGATTATTGATGTGGCATACCAATATGTGAATAGCCGTGCGCGAGGAGTTGTATACGACCATCATGTACTGGAAAGCTGAGATGCTATCCTTTGACATCGTGCCAAATGCGGAAGCCGACCGGGTGCTGGCAAGGTATCGAAAAAAAGGATTTGATGCGGAAGTTTACAGTAAGGAGTTGATTGTAAACATTGCAAAAAAAAATCTTTCAAAAAGTTTGCAGATATAATTTTTTATATTAAATTTGCACATACAAAACCAAATCATATGAAACACGATTTAGAAAAAACAACCATTCACGGCACGCTGCCGTCAGTCAAATTTGAGTTTTATTACTCATCGTTTACCGATTACGTGACCATCAAGTCAGTATGGCCTAACATTGACGAAGTCGAAAAGGTTGCAATCCCTGCTGAAAAGATTGACGAACTTATCAACTTTTTGCAGGAAGCCAAAGCCATGCACAATTTAGGTCAGTACAAGGAGGGTGTCAGTTATGAATAACACCCTAACCGCACCTATTCTGCCAAACGAGGTAGAATGGCGAGTGCAGAGCCAAACAAGTACGGGCAAACTTATCGTTGTGCCTTACATCAACAACCGTTGTGTAATGACACGCTTTGAC